CCGCCGCCCATTTCGTTAGGGTAAGTCACTTTCATAAAATTCTTGACAGCCCTAGCGGCGTCCTCCTCTGATTCAAAAAATCCTAGTGTGTGATAGAATGTTTCGCGTGGGTTGTTATCCTTCGTGGTGACGACGACCGCCTGAAACTTCTTTTCTTTTTTATTCCACCTGACCGACCAATATTTACCGTTGTTTTTCATATTGTTCGAATTGGCTCTCTGACAGACCCACCTAAGATTCTTGTAATTGTTATTAAGTGGGTTTCGGTCAATATGGTCGATGACCTTATGATGAGGGTTGGTGTTAGGGATGAAAACCATACCGACGAGGCGATGGACGAGCATCGCAATAAAACTGCGAGGCACTTCAAGTGCGGGGGGGCGTCCAAAACCCGAAGTTGGTCTTAATAAATTTCCGGAGCCATCCATCGCCCGATGGAGTGCGACGGACATATAACCGTGTGAGGGTGATAATGTTTGGGTCATAATGCGGTCTTTTAACAGGTTCAAAATCTCACCCTTACGATTGATAGCATAATTTCCCCTTCGTACTCCGAATCGCTCGTCAATCTCTACAAACTTCGACATAAAATTCTCTTCTTCTACAGCAACACAAGGCATCACGACGATTTGATTACAAGCGATATCCGTCTCTACGGCGGGCTTCACGCGGAAGAAGGCGTTAATTTGTGCTTGAGTGATTCGCGGCATTTTTATAATGGTAATTATCTTAATCTTTTTAAGTCCGTTTTAAAAGATAATTACCAACAAGGAAATATGAAGCAATCACACACTCTTTTTGGAGATGACCCGCGTGGTGCTGATGGGGTGGAGGGAGGTGTTTTGGGGTCGTCGATTGAAATAATGATGGCGGAGTCTTCTCTATAAAGGAATTTCTCCTTTCGTTTTTGTTCGCCGGAGTGGTAAGTCATAACTTTCAGGGCGTAGAGCATAATTACTTACTGTTTTTGATTTTAAGTTTTAGTTCATCCTTCAACGCAGTTGATTCAAACTCATCAATTTCAGACCAAACTCCGGTGGCTTTAAGGTGTTTTTCGGTTGCTAAATGCCGGCGAACGCTATTGGCTCGAAGGGACACAAACGCCCCGCAACCTTCACAGGTCCGAGTGTGCTTACTGGATAAATGGCCGCACCATTCAAGGACGGTGGTTTCAATCCAATCACGGTGACGATTATATCGGTCATCTCGATTTTTGGTACTTGGGGTGGATGAACCGTAGGGATGTTGTTCTGCTGAATAAGGGGGAATCTCGGTCATAATATATAAAAATAGCAACGGTTATGTTTATATGAAATGGCGAAGCAAATAGACTACGATGATAATCTAGAAAACCTGCTGAAGGACGAAGCAGAAAAGGCGGAATCCCTGTCCATTTTACACCGCCTTTCACACGAGAAATATTCATTATATTCAAATGCTATTAATATCCCTGTGATTGTGGGGTCATCGGCGGTTGGATTTATGACGGGCATCCAGATTGATTTTGAGGACATCAATATTATACTAGGTATTTTTAGTGTTGTTATAGGATGTATTAAGGCCCTAGACTCCTATTTTCAATTGGCCCAGAGGTCAGAGCGGCACCGACTCGTGAGCCTTCAATACTCACAGATAAACCGCAAAATCGCCGTTGAGTTGAGTTTGGAGCGTGATGTGCGGATGGATGCGAAGGATGCGTTGAATGTGATTCGGACGGATATTAAGAACCTAGAGGAGTTAGCACCGATAATACCCGATGATATTATTGAAAAATACAAGGAGCGATATCCGAAAGTGGCTGGCGAAAACATAAAGCGTCCAGCCCTAACGAATGGCCTGACAGAGGTGGTGATAAATAAACCAGATACGAATTATGTCGTGAAGGCGGATTTGGTTGCGAGGAGTCGAAGGCAAAGTCACGATGTCGTGGATATACCGATAGATGACATCGGGGCGATGTAGTCATCATTCGTGCTTGATGTAGATATTTTGCTGCGTCGAAAGCGAGTGGCCCATCGCCGTCGCAATCTTCTTATTCTTTTCCTGTGCTTCCAACAGATTATCGGTAGCGAATATTGTACGGAGCATCGCACAGCCGACCTTTTTAGGGGCGAAGACTCGATTTAGACATCGGGTAATAGAATTTCCGACATCGAAGGGACGCCCAGAAACAAAGAGAAGAAACGGGAATGTTTTACCCTTTTTTAGGTCGATACCCATCGTAGGAAGTTCGCCGTCGGTTTTGCGTGAATTGATGTAAAACCAGAAAATCTCCATCACATCTTCGGGGATATCGACTTCTTGGACGCCGAAGGATTTGAAGGTCTTGAATTTTTGAAAGATGAATTTGTTTTCGTCGAGGATGAGGTAATTGACGCCGTCGTCGAGGGGTTCAGGGCGTTTTTGAGAGATTACCATTTCTAGGTAATCCTGATTGCGGCGAGGAAGCATTTTGACGTAGAGGGTCAGGACTACAAAGTGAAGGAGAAAAGTGTATTCGTACGACTGTTTTACCCCCCCTTGTGTTTGTATTTGTTTGAATGTGACATACATTTCGTCCCATTTGTCTATAATTTCATCCCACGTGACCCAGTTGTCTTCTTGTTTCTGTGTTTTTTTTCCCTGTGTAAGTTTGTGCTCGTGTGCGACGCCAATCAATCTCTCGTGATATGTGTCTATAGTCTGGAGCATCCCGTCGTCAGGAACGGGGTAGGTCAGTTTGAGTGCGGAATGGACGGATGTATAATAAACCCGTTGTGTATTTTTCGAGTATTTTTCTAGTTTTTTTTCAACCTCCTCAAAAGAGAAGAGAAAGTGTAGATTTTCAATCGGTTTTTCGTCGTTTAAAATTTCTATATTTCGTAGGTAGCACAGTCTAGATGAAGCTGCGAGACCGTATTCAGTCATCTTTACGGACAGTTCGTCCATAAAAGGGGTGGATTTATATGAGCGAGGCATAATATACGATACGAACGGAGTAATGTATATTATACAATTTTGGTTTTATACCCGATTTAGATAATTACACGGTCACACGAGGGATATAAATGCGGAAGCCACAACGACCGACGAAGGTATTGACGAGGGCACCAGTTCCATCGACGGCGGATATGGTGAGGGTGGCCGTGTTGGGAACACCTGCGGTGAAAGTGATAAAACCGGTGTATTTAGCACCGATGGTGCTGGTACCAGCGGCGGCGGGGAGGGCAGGTTGGACATTCCAAGCTTCAACGAGACAAGTGTCAGCGATAGCTTGGGATGTAATATTCAAACCGCTAAGTGCGACTGTATTAACACCAAGGGCGAAAGGGGCAGCAAGAGTACCCGCGGTCCCGACAATAACATCGTATCCTGAGGGGTTAAGACCAGCATAAGGACCGGAAGCCCAGGAATAAACGGCACCGGCAGCAGCACCCGCAGCAGAAGCACCGGCAGGAGCGGGAAGTTTGTTGGCACCAAGAGCGTTGAGAGACATTTTGGATTATGTTTTATGGTAGTATTCTTCTGTTGTTTTTATATAGAATTTGTAATAAAAACAACCACATCGGTAGTTTATATCAATAATGAACATCGTCGCTCAACCAAGTAATCCCGAGGCATCGGCGGTTTTTAATGAACGGACTGGTAGTGCTAAACTGAAGAAAATCATAACCGAACCGATGTCAGACTCGGATATTGAATTGTATTTACCGCAGGCGAAGGTCCTGATGTTTCGCGAACTAAAGAACTACCCGAATATCCAGGCGATATTGAAGCGTCCGAGAGATTATTTTGTGATGCTATACGAGCATACTCCACAAAACGGTCACTGGGTCGCAGTTTTGAGATATGGAAACACTATAGAGTTTTTTTGTCCTTACGGAACAAGCCCGTATTCGCCGAACTCGTGTCTCGAATGGAATACACCGCAACAAAACGCGGCGGTGGATGCGACATCGAATTATCTGGAGACGATGTTGAATCAAGCGGAGAAGGATGGTTTCAAGGTGATATATAACAGAATGGATTTACAGAATAAGGATGGAAATGTGAATACCTGCGGAGCGTTTGTAGTGTTTCGGGTGCTGTGTTTGATGGAGGATGATATGAATCTCTCGGAGTTTCAAAAAGGAATGAAGAAAATCCACGCGGCGACGGGGATGAATTATGATGAGATTGTTGCGGACGCCATCGAAATCCGCGAGTA